GATGATTTGTTCCGCCTTCTGATTTCATCCGCACGAGATCATGTCGAAAATATCTGCGGTCAATTTTTTGCGCCGTGTGAGGTTGAGGCCAATTGCGACGATTTCTCGGATCTTCGACGCATTGATGTTGCTCCGGTCAAGGAAGTTCTGGCGATCAGCTATGTTTCACCTGGCGGTGCGGATGAAACATTTCCCGCGTCGGATTACGAGCTTCGCAGCGACGGACTTGATGCAAGCATCATCCTTAAAGCCGGAAAAAACTGGCCAAACAAACAGAACGGCTCACGGGTTAAAGTTCTTCTGAAGGTTGGAAACGAAAGCCCGGCTCCGACCGTCGTTCGCGCCATGCTCCTTTTGATAGGTGCCTGGTATGAAAACCGGGAAGAGACAGTGATCGGTGTCAGCATCGGTCAACTGCCGACTTTTGTGTCTGTTGACGCCCTTCTTTGCAACAATCGACGGTATCTATGACATGCGCGCAGGAAAGCTCGACCGCCGCCTGACTATCCGCCGATTTGGTGAGATTGGCAGGGATGAATTCAACGCGCCAATTGTGGATTGGCATGATGTTACGACTGTCTGGGCGCAACAACGCCCCGATCGTGGCAGTGAACGGTTTGCCGCAGCGCAGGTCAACGGCACGTCTGTGATGACATTCCACATTCGGTATCGTGGTGAAGTGACGGTTAAAGATCGTCTGCTCTATGAGGGGCGCGAATACGAGATTGTTGCACCTCCGCGCGAGATCGGACGCCGTGTTGTTTTGGAAATAGACGCCATCGCGAGGGCAGACGATGAAAGTCAGTAAGACAGTCAGTATCGACGGCCTGAGTGATCTTGATGATGCACTTGGTATGCTGCCGAAATCAACCGGCAGGGCTGTTTTGCGGCGCGTCTTGCGCAAGGCGGGTCAACCAATGGCCGATCAAGCCGAGCAGGCAGCGCCAAAACGCACCGGCGCGTTGAAAATCTCCATCGGCGTCGGCACGAAACTCACTCGCCGTCAGGCGCGTATGCACCGTAAGATGTTCAAGAATGACAAGGCTTCTGCGGAAGTCTTTGTTGGTGCTGGCGGATTACCTCAGGCCATTCAATCCGAGTTCGGCAACGCGCATCAGGAAGCGCAGCCGTTCATGCGTCCGGCATGGGACGGCAATAAAGACCAGGTGCTTGAAATCATAAAAACTGAGCTCGGTGCCGAAATCTTCAAGGCTGCAAAACGTCTCGCGAAACGGCGCGCAAAAGGTAAGTAGGGTCAGGAGAGCGGAATGCGCACACTTGTTATCCAAGAGCAATGGTTCGAGCTAAAAGAACCCGGTACCTCTGTTCTGTTTGTGAGTTTCGATTCCTGCGATGTGATCGGTATACAAACTTTTCATACTCACGTGCACGGCGCAGGAATACTCCACTTTACTCATCATACCAATGTCAAAGGGAAAGCCATTTTCCGATCAGCTCCGGGAGATTTGGAAGTTGCTCAAGACCCGCGTCTAATCCCTTTTGCACTAGTGAGCCAAGAGATTCTGCGGGCAGGGATTTGACCTTTTGAATGAGTGTATCCTTAACATTCGGTTCCGCATCTGAAGCTTGAATGCGGTCGATCAGAAGGGATTTTATTGTATCCTCGTGAAGCTTCACTGTAAGGACGTTTAGTATTGCGGATAAGCCACCATCATCTGCGATAAAATCCATGCCTTTCGCTGTAATTTTTGCATAATGAAGCCCAATTTCACCAGACAGATAGAGAGTTGATTTTAGATCAATCAACCCGTGTTCATGCAAGTACGACAAATTGACCAGTAAGCGGTTATCGGTTTGCTCTCCAAAGGTTGCCTTTAAGTCGGTTTGGCGCGGATACATAGCCTTTAAGTTGTCCAGAATTTCTTTCTGGAATTGTCGATCTAACAGCTCGCCCATATTTACCCCCGTTGCATTGGTCCAACAAATAAGCAAACAGTCCTCCGCTTGTCGAGCGCCTGTTTGCAGTTTTGTGGCGAATGAA